TATTATCTACTTAAATGGCAACAGCATATCTGGTAACGGATATGTAGTAGATAGGGAAATCCTACTTGACCTATGGTTCAAAGTTAACTATATTAAAGCTGGTCAAATTAATGTATAATAATAGTTAGAAATAACTATTATTTTTTTATGTAAAAAGTTGCGAGTAAAAACTATTATAAACCTTATTAGAAGTAATTATAATAAAAATCAAAATCGCGCGGTAAAAAGAGCCTAAACCAATATAAAACAATATTAAATAAATAATACAATATAAAGAATAAATAGTATATAAATATACGTTAATAAGAAAGTTTAAAACCTGTACTAGATTAACACCTTATAGAAATGCCGTGTTTATAAGGGTTTTTAGAACTTTTAGTTATTCTATTCACCGACAAGAAGACAATAAGCACAGCCATTTTCCCCTACAAAAACTATCTCAAATTATGAACATGTATATAATAATTTATTTGCATCTTTTTAGCACAAAATGGTAGACATATTATTATAATGATGTATAATAATAGTGTAAACAAAGGAGAAACGAACATGACAAAGCAAGAAATTTTCAAGGAAGCAACAAAAAAACTAAACGAGAAGAGAGCATCTCTTTATAAAAGAGAGCCTGAAAGAAAACTTTATGACGAAGGTAAAATTAGCTGGAACGAATACCTAAAAAGAGCTATAGCAAGAAAAAGAAAGTTGGAGGAGGAATAACACATGATAAACAAAGTCACACTGAAAGGAAGATTCACAGTAACAGCATTATTAGAAGGAATGAACAAATATTCAAATCAAGTCTATTACGTAAATAAAGCGTTCTCTTGTATTAATAGTAATTGCTTAGGAGCATTTAGTTTAAAGAGTAAGGATGACGGTAGAGTTGTCCAAGTATTCGTTAACTATAATGAAAAGGATAACATCACTACACTAAAAAATGTATTTGGTAAGCCTTTAAGAGGTTTAGTAGAATTATTGAACTTACAAGGAAAGGAGGCCTAAGAGATGTTATTTAGTGTAATACTTGTATTCGCTTTAATTACAATCTTCTTACTTATCTTAACAATTATTATGTTCTTATACTTAATACTTAGTGGACAGGCAGATGATTTAGGAAAAGCAATATTAAATAAGTTCTTTGAAGAAGACCCAAGTGAATACGATGATGAAAGTGAAAAGTAAGGTTAATACCCTTACTTTTTTTATGCTTTGTATTGATTTTACGAAAAAACAGGAATCACGTAGAATCAATAATAAGAAGGCCTTTTTTAATTTGACCCCCTTTATTTGCAAACATTTGTATAATAATTCACTGTTATTTTCATTAATCTTATTTAGGTATATAATAATTAAAGAACGAGGATAAGCGATAAATAATGACAGCGTGGGAAATAGTTAACGAATTAAAACTGAAGGATAAACCAGAACCCTTACTCCATAACCCCTTTACAAATAAGAAATCTAATAACATAACATTAGATTTAAACCAGGTAATAGGTAGGGAGTATGAACCATTCTGGTATTGTAGACAAAGATATAGAATCATTAAGGGTAGCCGTGGTTCCAAAAAGAGTAAAGTAACTGCTTTATGGTACATAGCTAATATGATGAAATATGATAAAGCTAATTTAGTAGTTATTCGTAAACGATTAAATACACATAGAACCAGTACCCGAAATGATTTAATATGGGCGATAAAAAGACTCAATGTAGAAAATGACTGGGATTTCAGTACAAGTGATACAGGAGAATTAACACTAACTAGGAAAACAACAAGACAAAAGATATTCTTTAGAGGATTTGATGACCCACTTAACATCACATCATTTAGCGTAGAAATAGGAGTTCTTTGTTGGGCGTGGTTTGAAGAAGCATTCCAAATAGATAGTGAATCGGACTTCGATAAGGTAGATAAATCCATCCGTGGTAAGATGAGTGATGGAAGTGATTTAGCTGAACATGGATTATTTAAACAAATTACAATGACGCTAAACGCGTGGAGTGATAAATGGTGGGGTAAACACAGATTCTTTGATAAATGTCCAAATGTAAATATTACAGAAATGGAATTGGATAACTATTTACAAGGAAAGCTATCCCATATTAATAAATGGGCGGTTAATAGAAGAGAGAATATATTCGTAGGTACAACCATATACGCTTGTAATGAGTTTTTAGATAATGATGATATGGACTTATTCAATCTAACGCGTGTAAATAACCCTACCGCGTTTAATATCGAAGGATTAGGTAACTGGGGTATAAGTGAAGGACAATGTATTAGAAATTGGAATATATTGGAATTTGACTATAAGCAGTTAATTAAAGGTAGTGTTAACATCAATGGTAAATCTCCATTTAAAGTTAGATTTGGTTTAGACTTTGGTTATACAAACGACCCGGCAGCCTTAGTATGTCTGTTAATAGACGAAGAGAATTTGCGTATATACGTGTTTGATGAGTTCTACAAAACAGGACAGACGAATATGATGTTAGCAGATATGTTGAAGTATAAAGGGTATAATAAGGAGAAAATAGCGTGTGATAGTGCTTCTCCAAAGGATATAGATGAATTAAAATATTTCGGTATTAGTAGAGCAAGTAAGGCACAAAAGGGTAAAGGTAGTATCTTAAATGGTATCAATAAGTTAAATGATTATAAGATATATGTACACCCGGATTGTGAGAATACGATTATTGAATTAAGTAACTACACATGGCAAAAGGATAAGGTTACAGGAAGATTTATCAATAAACCTATAGACGAATTTAACCATATCGTAGATGCTATGCGTTATGCTACAGCCGATATAAGAACAAGAAACTTCCGATTCTAAGTGATATAATATTTAATAAAGTGAGGAAAAAGTATATGGACGATAAAAAGTGTTTATTGAATAAGATTCTAATTGCTGTATGTATTGGTTTAGCTGTTTACCTTGTTAATATGTCAATTCTATTAAAGCGTAAAAATAATGAGATAAACCTATTAAGAGAGACTCAAAAGAATATTAGCAATAAATTAGCTACAGACTATGTATCTAAGGTTCAATACATAAGTGATATAGATTACTTAGAAAAAGTTATATTTGATTTAAGACAAGCTTGTGGTACGGCCTGTGATACAATTCACATGCATGGAAAGGACTAATTATATGGAACTAGAGAAAATCATTAAACAAGAACAGAAACAGAAAATGTCTATAGATACTTATAATCTAAGTGCTAGTGACATAGAAGTAGATGACTTCATTAACAAGGCTTATTCAGACTTTCAATCCGATACTAATAGACAATTAATGTTCAAAGGTATTGCCTATTACAATGGTGATACAGATATCCAGGATAAAGAGAGATTTGATTATGCCGGTACTAAGGCGAAAAAGAATACTAATCTTAGTAATGTGAAGATTAACAAGAACATAATGCGTAAATTAACTAGACAAAAAGTTAATACATTATTAGGTAAGCCTTACAGTATACAGACAGATGAAGCTAACTATCTTAAGTTACTTGAGGATATGTACTTCACAAAGAATCTATATTTAAAAATATTTAACCTTTGTAAAGAGGCCATTAAGGAAGGTATTAACTGGTTTAATGTGTATTACGACTCTCAAGGAAAACTAAACTTTAGACGAGTACCAGGTAATCAAGTTCAAGTCTTTTGGAAGGATAGAGACCATACAGAAATTGACCAATTGATTCATTTCTATAAGGTTAGAGTACTTATTGGTAGTGAACATAAGGACGTAGAGTTTGCGGATTATTATTATTCCGGAGGCCTAATCCATTATAGAAAAGATGATAAATCGGGTTGGCAAAGAGATACAGAAAGACCTAATGTTGAAGGTAATTTCACAGTTATGCAACCTAAATTAAATGATATTACAGATGAAGATGGTAATGTTGTTGCTACAGAATTTGTAAGAAATGAACATGGTGAAATCGTTTATGAACCGCAAGTAATGGTATGGGATAGAATTCCTTGGGTAGCATTAAAATACAATAGCGAAGAACAATCCTTACTGAAATATATTAAGAATAAACAAGATAGTTACGAACAATTATTCAGTATGTTAGTTGATACTATTAAGGATATTCCTAACGCTATTAAGGTATTTAGAGGATATAATGGAGCTAATTTAGAAGAAGTAATGAATAACATTTCCCAGTTTAGAGCTGTTATTGTAGACACGGATGGAGCTGTAGATAACTTAGAAACCAATACTAATGTAGATGATATCATTAAAGTTCTAACACAATTAAGAAAAGATGCTTACGAAGATGGTGGCGGTGTAGATGTACAGAATACAGAAACTGGAGATAAGAGTGGAGTAGCATTAAAGTTCTTATACAGTGATTTAGACTTAGACTTATCCGAGTTAACTAGAGAAATGGATATGTTCTTAGAAAATCTATTATGGTTCGTGGATTTCGATATCAATCTAAAACATCATGTAGATTATAGCGAACAGGAAGTTACATTTAAGTTCAATAAGACTAACATCGTTAATGAAAGTGAATTAGTAGATATGATTAATAGCTCTCGTTCCTTACTACCGGATAAGTTATTATTACCAATTCATCCATTCGTGGACGATGTATCCAAAGCACTTAAACTTATCGAAGAACAGAAGAAAGAACAGGAAGAGCAATTCGAACAGAATATGCAGAAGTATGGAAATACACCTGTTAAACAGACTAATGAAGAGGATGAATAATCCTCTTTTTCTGTATAATAAATAATAGGACGGTGATTGATATGGATGCTAATATTCGTAAAGCTATAGAGGGTAATACTTATTACTGGGAAAGAAGAGCCTTATATAATAGGGCTTCTATAATAGAAGATGAAGAACAATATTTAAATAGACTTCAGATTATGTACGATAGGGCCCAACAGAATATGCAAAAGGAATTATCTACGGTGTACCATAAGTATGCTAAAGAAAATACTATGACTTTAGAACAGGCTATGAAAGCCTTACCTAAAGAAGCGGAAACTAGCTATAAGAATGATGTAATGGATTATATAAGATTAGGTAGAACTCAAAATCCTATGTTCAATCATTATCTAAAGAACCAATCCATTATGCACGAACATAATGTGATTAACAAATTAAGTACAGAGTTTAGGATGCATATTTCTGATATTGATTTACAGGCTACAGGTGGAAAGTTCTTAGGTAAGATATATACAGATACATATTATAAGGCCCAGTACCAGAATCGAAGTGATGATATTACCGGAATAAGTAAGAATAAGATAGAACAGTTATTAAAACAGAACTGGTCCGGTACGGGTTCATTTAGTGAAAAGATATGGGGTAGCCAAGAAAAACTAGCCAAAGTGTTAGAAGAAATACTATTAAAAGGATTCGCTAGTAGAGATGGATGGGAACAAATGAGTAAAGCCTTAGCCGATAAAATGAGTGTATCCTATAACGCGGCTAAAAGACTTATACTTACAGAATCCGCGAGGATGAGTAATCAGGCACTTTTAGACCATTATAAAGAAACAGGTGTAGAACAAATTAAATATATAGCCACATTAGATATGAGAACTTCAGAAATATGTAGAGCTATGGATGGACAAGTATTTAATATTGAAGACGCCGTTATAGGTGAAAATGTACCACCATTACATCCTTATTGTCGTTCTGTTATCTCTCCGTATTATGAAGACTTAGATATTCCTCAGCGTGTAGAAAGAGATGATGATAATCATTCTACCCTTACGGATTATAAAGATTATGAACAGTGGTTAAAAGAGAAATTAGAACGTGCAGAACAGAAAACGGTCGAAGGAAGTAATCAATCAGTTAACAATTATATTCCAAAACAAAAGGAACATGATATACAGTATAGAAACCCTAATTATAAAGCTACATTATCCAAGGAAACTGCAGATACATTATCTAATATGAAAGAAAAACAGTTAGATGATATTAATAAGAAACTAGAAGATAGTATAGATATAACTGGACAACTAGAAAAGGAAATAACTCGTATTGATAATGCTATTAGTAAATTACCTTATTATACAGGTACAACAACGTTAGATATTCTTCCGGATGGCTATAATGCTTTAGAAACAGTACAAATAGGTGAAGTTTACCAACCTACTAAATACTTATTAACAACTAAAAAACCATTCTCATATAAAGATACCAAATGGAGATATGTTATTGAAAGTAAAACCGGGTATGATATAGGTAAGAAGGTATCTATCTATAAGAATAAAGAAGTTATATTTCCAAGAGATACACCATTTAGATTAATTGATATTACTGCGGATGGAGATATTACTGTATATCATTTAGTACAGATTATCGAATGATTATAAATCGTATATAATAATTAAAGAATAATCTAAGGCTTACTATTCGTGGTCGCTTACCACGGAAAAAAGCGGAATAATAGGAGGGTAGATTATGAAAGAACATTTGCTAAAATTAGGTTTAACAGAAGAACAAGCAGACAAGGTCATTGAAAACATTGGAAAGATTGTAGATGGACAGTATGTTATTAAGTCACGTTTCAATGAAGTACTCCAGGAAAAGAAGAGTTTGGAAACTCAATTGAAAGAACGTGATACACAATTACAGGAACTTCAACAATCCGAACAAGTAACTGAAAAGTTAAAAGAACAGATTACTCAATTACAAAATGACAATAAGCTTAATTCAGAAAAGGCAGCAAAGGAATTAGCTTTAGAGCGTAAGTCCAATGCTATTAAGTTAGAATTGATGAATCAAGTTCATAATCCGGATTTAGTAATGAAGATGCTAAATATGGACGACATTATGATGACAGAAGAAGGAACAATTAAGTCAGGTTTAAAGGAAGCTATCGCCGGACTAAAGAAGACCGATTCTTACTTGTTTAAGGATACACAGCCTAATGGAAAACCTGAATCTTTTGTAAAGGGAGCTAAACCAAAGGAAGGTGAGAGTACTGACTACTCTAAACTATCTACAGGTGAGCAATTAGCAATTACATTAGCTAAAGGTAGCAATGAAGCATCTAAGACAGCTACTAGCGATATTTATTTCAAATAGAAAGGTGAATTAAGATTATGAAGGTAAAAGAAACGAATTTTTCAACAGATGTTGACATTCTATTTAACTTAGACCCTTACACAGCTCGTCCTATTATGGTTAGCGATACTGGTGTAACAGCGAACTCTGAGGGAAAGAAGATTGTTAAAGCCGGTACACTATTAGATAAAGATGGTGTATCAAAGAACGATGGTACTGTAAGATACGTACTATTGAAAGATGTAGATGTTACATTTGGTAAGGCACCAGGTGCAGGTCTATATCGTGGAACAGTAGACAAGGATAAGATTAAGTCTTATGCTAATGTTACAATCTCTAAGGCAGCTGAAGTTGCTTTAAAAGGTGTAATCTTTATGTCTAAAGCAGACTACGATTACGTAGTTAAGGAAGCGTAAGGAGGAAATAGAAAATGCCATCAATTTTAGAATTAGTTAACGCTAAAGCGTTATCAACATACTGGCAGGAAACAGTAAGTAACCGTATCCCTTACTTAGGTGAAACATTATTCCCTGCTAAAAAGAAGTTAGGTTTAGACTTAGCTTGGATTAAGGGATACAACGGATTACCAGTAGCATTGAAGCCATCAGCTTTCGATACTAAGGCTACAACACGTGACCGTATTGGTGTAAAGAAGATTGAAACAGAAATGCCATTCTTCCGTGAAGCAATGACAATCAAAGAACGTGATAGACAGGAATTATTGCGTTTCCGTGAAAACGATAACATGGGATTGTATCAAAGCATTATCTCAACTATCTTCGATGACAGAAAGAACCTTATTGAAGGTGCATTAATTCAGTCAGAAAGAATGAGAATGCAGTTACTTACAACTGGTGGTATTTCCATTAAGGCCAACGGATTAGATTATACATATAACTATGATGTAGATGGTCAGTGGAAAGCTAACAACTACAAAGAATTAGTAGGTACTTCCTTATGGACCGACGTTGAACATGCTACACCATTAACAGACATCCAAGAGATGCAGCAAAAGGTTGTAGACATTACAGGTACAAAGCCAACACGTTTGATTATGACTCAAAAGGTTATGAACCTATTGCTTCGTAACAAGTCCATTCGCTTATGGATGAATCCATTAGCTAACGGTCAGAATATGATTCGCGAAAGTGATGTACGTTCACTATTTGCTAGTGAGTTAGGAATCACAATTGCTGTATACGATAAGAAGTTTAAGGATGAAGAAGGTGCTACAAAGGCATTCTATCCGGATAACATGATTACTCTTATCCCAGAAATGACAGTAGGTAACACTTACTATGGTACAACACCAGAAGAAGCAGACTTACAGTCAGCCGAATTTAATGGAGATGTAGAAGTAGTAGAAACAGGTATTGCCGTTACTACAATTAACATTCCACATCCTGTTAATAAGGAAACAATCGTATCTGAAATTGTATTACCTTCTTTCGAACACATGTCCGAAGTGGCTACAATTAAAGTTTCAGCTTAATTAGAACCTAAGCAAAGGGTAGGTAATTTATATTAGTTACCTACCCTGTATTTTTATATAGAAAAGGAGAATAAAGTATGAAATTTCCATTTATGGTTAAATTAAACGGTGTTAATTATGAAGCTTATGAAGAAGTACCTGTAGGTGAAGTTAAGGAAGAAGAAAAACCAGTAGAAGAAAAAACAGCTACTGAACTTCGTAACCAGCTATTAGAAGAGTTTGGTATTGATTTACCTGTACAGAAGGGTAAAGAGAACTTACTCAAAGCCTTAGAAGAAGCACGTGCGGGTCAAACTGTTGATGTTGAAGAAGAACCGGAAGAAGAACCTAAAGAATCCGAAGAAGAAACATTCGAAGACGTAAGTAATCTATTAGCTGACTAATTAGAAAGGAGTTGTCTTTATGGATGAAGTAAAAGACATTCTTAAATATAAGTTGAAGAAACTTATAGGTACTGAAAAGTTCGCTACTGTAGAAGAAGAAGATTTTGATTACGTCTTAAATGGAGCTGCAAGTAAGATTAAATCTTATTGTCATAGATATGATATTCCGGAAGGATTATATTACTGCTGGGCCGATATTGCTTTGGAGATTATGAAAACAACATTAGCCCCTTTATTCGTTAATGATAACATTAACAGTGAAGAAGAAATGAATAAGCGTATTACTGATGTAAAAGTTGGTGATACTACTATTTCACTTGCTAATGGAAAGAAATATGAAATAAAGGATACCGGGTATGCAGGTCTAAAGGATGATGAAGAATTATTACATGGCTTTACAAAGATACTTATCCAGTACCGTAAGGTACCGGGTGGTGTAGGTGATGTATATGGCGGTGTTTAATTTAAGTCCTTTCGGAAAAATCATAGCTAACTTAATGTATAGTGATTTATTAACAGTAAGTCGAAGAACCAAAGGTAATGATAAGTATGGAAGAACTATAGATAGTGCTATAGAAAATATCTATACGGATATACCTTGTAAGTGTAGCTTTCAACAAAAAGATGAACCAAGTGATACTCAGCTTAATTATATGCCTGTAAAGGTGCAAATAACGCTGTTTGTTAGTAATCAATATAAAATATCACCTGGTAATGAAATCATTGTAAAACGCGCGTTAAATGGCGTTATACAAGAGATTGTAAAGGGTAGAGCAGGTAAACCTAATACATTCGATACACATCAGGAAATTCCTGTAGAAATCGAAGGTACTAACTAATGCCGTCATTAGACCTTAAAGAGTTAGTTAATTACAAAAAGTTAGTAGACTTAGCTAAAGATAAACACGATACCTATCTAAGACGTTATCTTAATAAGATGTGTAATATGGTGTTAGCACGTGCTATACCAATTACTCCAGTTGATACAGGTACATTACGAAGAAGTTGGCACGTTACGGATGTACAACTAAATGGTGATGAATATACGATTACTGTATTCAATGACGCTACACAGAATTCACCAGTTAGTTATGCTTCCTTCGTAGAGTATGGTCATATGACGGTTTCAGGTGGATGGGTAGAAGGAAGATTTATGCTTACCACATCTATTGACTATGTTAAATCAATTATGGGGGAGCAATGGGAACTCGAATTTAGAAAGTTTGTACAGGAGGTTGGTTTATGAGAGTAGAAATTACCTTAGATATATTAGTTGGTAGTATTGTAAATCAACTTAGAGAAACATTCGGGGAAAACTATAAATACTATGATAAAGTGATTACCCAAGGATTTGAGAAACCTAGTTTTTCTGTAATGATGATTAACAATATTAGTACAAGACAATACGCAGGTAATGAATTAACATTGATGAGTGATAGTTATAGATTTGGTATCTATTATTTCTATAGTGATAAATATCCTAACAAGAAAGAAGTATGGGATGTTATGGACAAGTTGAAATTGAATTTTCAATTTCTTACTATCGTTAATTTCCTGGATAACGAGGAGGTACTTAAAGAAAAAATTAAAATAAGTAATCTAGTATTCCAGGAAGTAGATACAGGTGTACTATTATGTCAAATAGAGTTACCTGTAAAGACAGTAATCTTAAACGAGGTTACAAAGGTGAACAGCCTAAAAAATGATATAATAAATAAAGAAAGTAGAGGAAACTAAAAATGGCAGGTGGAACATGGATTAGCCAAAATAAGGTAAGACCTGGTGCTTACATTAAATTCAAAGGTGTACCGGCTAACAATAACATTGTAGGTAAACGTGGAGTCGTTGCTATGTTATTACCTATGAGTTGGGGAGCTTTAAATGAAATCACAAAGATTACAATCAACGACATTCTATCAAGTAAAGCAGAAGCATTACTTGGTGATGATTTAACAAATATTTTACCATTATACTTAGCATTCCAAAATGCTCATACTGTACTAGCTTATAGAGCAGGTGATGAAACAGCTAAAGCCGCTAAGGTCGAATTAGATGTTACAGCCGTTACAACTAATAAGTTAACAGCTACAGCTAAGTATACAGGTAAGTCCGGTAACAAGATTAGCGTAGGTGTATCACGTGCGTATGGTTCTACATACGCTGTAAGCACATACTTTGGTACTAATCAAAAGGATTACCAAATTGTTACTAAGTTAGAAGATTTAAAGTCTAATGACTTCGTAGAATTTAAGGGTACAGGAGCAATCACAAAAGAAGCAGTTAATACACTATTAACAGGTGGTGTAGATGGAGCTATTAAGTCTTCCGATTATGCTTCATTCCTAACTAAGTTAGAACAATACGAGTTCGATACATTAGCAGCTTGGAAGTTAGATAACGTAAGTGATTTATTTAACGGTAACCAAATCAAACAATTCATTCTAAAGATGCGTGATGTTAAGGGTATGAGATGCCAAGCAGTTGTTAATAGCTTTAGTGCAAATCACGAATCCATTATCTCCTTAAATAACCAAGGAGTTAAGATGTTAATTGGTAATGAGATTGTTAGTGTTAAACCTGAAATGCTTGTTACTTGGGTTGCTGGTGCTACAGCCGGTGCGGATGTAACAGAGTCCAACACATACAAGGTACTAAAGGGTGCTACAGAATTAGTTGATAGTAACGATGATATCGAAACATCCTTACAACAAGGTTACTTCATGTTCTCCCGTAGACGTGATGGAAGTATTGTTGTTGAGAAAGATATCAATACACTTGTAAGTCTACGTGATGACGTAACAGAAGCATTTAAGGAAAACAAGGTTGTTCGTTTGATGGACGCTGTAGCAAATCACATCGCTAATGATTTTGAACAGAATTACATCGGTAAGGTTTCAGCGGATAGTGCCGGATTAGCCTTGTTTAAGTCAAGTATCATTACATACTTATCAGATTTACAGACAGCGGGTGCTATTGTTAATTTCGTAAGTACACAAGATGTTAAATTAGAGTTAGGTGAAAAAGCAGATTCATTCTACTCAGAGATTTATCTACAACCTGTATATTCCGTTAATAAGTTATACATGGTTATCAATGTTAAGTAAGAGGGAGGGTATACTAAATGAAAACACTTAATGCTAGTGACATTCCTGCTGGTTCCGAAGCGGTCGCTTACATCGAACAGAATGGTAAGATTGAAGAATTCTTCTACGCTAAGAAGATTGAAGCTAAAGGTGAAATCAGTAAGACAGAAATCAAAGTAATGGGAAAACGTGGTACACAGAATAAACCATCCGGTTGGAAGGGTACAGGTTCCCTAACTGTATACTATGTAACATCAACATTTAGACAGATGTTAGCACAGTACGCTAAGACTGGTGTATTACCTTCATTTAAACTTGTAATTACTAACGAGGATAAAGGTACTACAATCGGAAAGCAAACAACTGTCTTATATGATTGTACAGTTAATAGCGTAAATGTAGCCAAGTTTGATGTAGAATCAAATGCACTAGAAGAAGATATGGAATTTACTTATTCTGACTTTGATTTACTAGATTCCTTTGGTTCTCCAGTATATACAGGTTAATTGAAAAGGGATTGTATAGACCTAAGTAAATTTATATTACTTGGGTCTATTTTTCTAATATAATAATAAAGAAAGAGAGGACATAAAATATGTCAAAATTACAAGATTTTTTAGTTCAAAATAAAGATGTAACAGTTACTCCAGTTGAAGTAGCTGTAAGTAAACGTTTCGTAGATGAAAATGGTAATCCATTACTATTTAAGATTAGACCTATGACAGGTGAGGAATTTAGTGAATACCAACGTAAGTCTACTCATATGTCTTTCGTAGGTAATAAGAGACAAACATCTTTCGATTCCGGTAAATTCAATATGCTTTGTGTAATTAATCAGTGTATGGACCCTTGTTTCACAGATGCAGAGTTCGTAAAGATGTGTGAAGTACAGACACCAGAACAAGCTGTAAGTAAGGTTCTATTATCCGGTGAAATTGTAGAGCTTGGAACTCAAATCACTCGTATCTCCGGTTTTGATACAGACATCGAAGAAAAAGTACAAGAAGCAAAAAACTAATTAAGGAGGGTGACGGTGAGACGATGTATGCGTATTATTGTTTCACTAAATTACACATACTGCCGTCAACATTCGTCAACCTCCCTATTAATGAAAAAGCACTTGTAATAGCTTTTATTGATGAGTATACAGAACAGAAGAAGAAAGAATATGATAAGATAAAGGCTAAGACAGGTTAGAAGGGAGAATAGGTATGGCCACTATATCAAGTGTATTTAAAATTGAAGACCAGGCCTCCCGTACATTCGATAAAGTATCCGACAGTATTGCTCAAACATTAGATTTAGCGGATAAAATATCTTCTAATAGATTACAGTTCGTTGACCCTGTACAAAACTCATCCTTAGCTTCCGCAATTGATAACTATGATAAGTTAAGTAATAAGGCCGAAGAGTTAGGAGCTAAGTTAGATGAATTAACAGCTAAGAAAGAAGCTTTAACAAAAGAGTTAAATGCGGCTAATGTAATAGGTGATACAAAAGGTGCCGATGAGATTTCTAATAAGATTAATAGTATTAATACCCAGTTAGAAACTACCAATAACACCTGGGAAAATATTAACAATAAGGTAACTACCCAAGCCGGTAAAGTTGTTTCGTTATATGAAAAACAAGAACAAATGAATAAACAACTAACCGATTCTGAAAAAGTTCAACAACGTATTGTAGAATTAGTAGATTCTTGGCAAGCGAAGTTGTTAATTACAAAAGCTGTAATAAGAGCAATTGGTGATATTATGAAAACAATTGCGGATGGTACACAGGTAATCGATAGTATTAACTTAGCAGAAGTTAAGTTAAATATGATTAACGATGGACTACAGACAACAGCTGACCTACAAAATAAGATATATTTAGCTGCTAATAGAAGTAGAGTATCTTATGAAGGAATGTTAGGTACTATCACTAAGATGGGTTTAATGGCACGTGGACAATTCTCAAGTAATGATGAAATGATTTCATTCACGGAAACGATGCAAAAGATGTTCCGTATTACTGGAGCTAGTAATGCAGAAATAGAAACAGCTGTTAGAGGTATTACAAGAGCATTATCTATTGGTAAAATACAAGGTTATCAGTTTAGACAACTTATGCAATCATCTCCAATGATTATCCAAGCTATAGCTAAATACTTAGACTTACCTATTAACAAGGTACAGGAATTAGCTAAGGACGGACAATTAACTGCGGATGTATTGAAGAATGCTATATTCTCCGCGGCGGGTGAAATTAATGAACAATTTAATCAAATGTCTATGACATTCGAACAAGCTGGTCAAAGAATTGCAAATGCGTGGTATAAATACATGACACCATTAGCTCACTACTTATCGAAAGTACTTAATGATGAAAAATTCCAAAAAGGTATTGATAATATCTTAGGAATTATCGCTATGGGAGCTATGGCATTAACAATGGCCGTTAGTGGTATCAGTAATGTAATATTCCTACTACTGTCTAACTGGGACTTAGTTACTTCCGCAGCTGTAGCATTTATAAGTGTATTGGTAGTTAATTTAATACCGGCTATATGGGAAGCTGTAACGGCATTAGGAGCTAAAGCACTTGCGTGGATGGTTGCTAATGCAGAAATGCTTGTAGCGTTTGGTACTATATTCTTAGTAGTATATGCTCTACAGACAATGAATCCGTTATTATTAATTCTATCTAGTATTGTATTAGCTCTTGTAGCAGCTTACGCTATATGGAATGTGTACCAATGGGCTGTAAATGGAGCTATGTTAGCTTGTCCTATATTGTGGATTGTAGTAGGTATACTTGCAATCATAATGGCAATCTTCATGTTAATTACTTGGATTGTTAAGGTTACAGGAGCTACAAATACAGCTTTAGGTTATATTACAGGAGCTCTATTCTCGGCAGTAGCATTTATCTATAATCTGTTCTTAGGACTTGTAGATGGTGTATTGTCGATTATAAATGCACTTGTAAATGCGTTCGGTACATTAGGAAACTTTATAGCTAATGTATTCGTAGACCCGGTAGCTTCAGCTATTCATTTATTCGAAGGTATGGCCTCAGCTATATTAGATGTTATTAAAGGTATTGCACGTGCGATGGATGCTATCTTCGGTTCCAACTTATCGGGTGCCGTACAAGGATGGCAAAACGGCTTACACAATTACGCTAATAGCTTAGCTAAGAAATATGGTAATGGTAAGTACGAGGAAGTATTTAAAGCAATCGACCTTAATGCTAAATCCAACTTAGGATTACAACGTTGGTCATATTCAGATGCATTTAATTCCGGTTTAGCTGTAGGTGATAATATCTCAAATGCTATTAGTAATTTCAATCCATTCGATTGGGCTAAAAATCAAATGGGAGAAGTTAATCCACAAGATTACAGTCAATTAGACCCTAATGCATTCTTAGACCCGGATGGTAATGTACCGGCAGCTATTAAGAAGGATAAATCCGGTAAGAAAGAAGTTAAAATATCGGATGAAGATTTGAAATTCTTAAGAGATGTAGCTAATCACGAATATATGATTAAGTACAAGCATATTACACCACAAGTTCATATCGAATTTGGTGATGTTAAGGAAACAGCGGACGTCCATAAGATTAAGAAGGAACTTGATAGAATGATGAATGAAGAATTAAGTGAATTATACTTAGTAGAGGAGGGATAAGATTATGATTAGTTTCTTTGTAAAATATTTTGAAAGATTAATACAATTACCAGTTAATCCGGAAAGCATAGAAATTACAAGCAATTCCTCTAATACTGTTACCGATACAATAGGGATGGGAGAAGTCAATTCAATTGGTTTCCAAAAATTAAAGGAACTGTCTATCAGTTCCTTTTTCCCTAAAAGGTATAATGGTGAAATGTACATTCATACAGGTGGACAATTTAATGAACCCCAGTTCTATATAGACTTGTTTGAAGAAATTAAAAAGAGTCGACAACCTTTTAGACTTATTATTACAGAATTAGATATTAACATGCTAGTATGTATTGAAGAATTTAAAATTAAATACGAGTATGGTACTGATGACGTTACTTATACCTTATCACTGAAGGAATTTAAAAGAATGCAAATTCAAACGTTAAATAACTTATCTAATATTGAACTTAATAAGATATTTAGTTCGTCTAGGAATGGTAATGGAACAAGTATAGAAAGGGATAACAATAGAAAACCACCTAAAACATATTTAGTACAACCAGGTGATAGCTTATGGCAAATAGCTAGGATTATTTATGGGGATGGTCAAAGATGGTCAGATATTTATAACTATGCTAACAATAAAGAAATTATAGGTGGTAACCCTAACTTAATTCATCCAGGACAAGTATTAACAATACCGGAATAGGAGAAGTATATGCAATATAAAGATATAAAACTAATTACACAGAACTCCGAAACCGGAACAGTTAATGAGATAGCTAATATATGTGCTAAGATAAAGACAAGTAAGACTATTGATAGTTCTGCCGGTAAATGTACATTTACATTGATACAGGGTTCTAACTTTAAATTACCTATGGGTAGTACTGTTTCATTAGTTGTTGAAGAAAACAATAAGAAGGTTGGTAAATTTTTCGGGTATATATTTAACTATAGCTATGATGGAAAGAAGTATGAGTATACCGCTTACGACCAATTAAGATATCTTAAGAACTCCGATACTTACGTACTAACCGGAAAAACAGTAGGACAAGTTATTAAGACTATTGGGGATGACTTTAAATTAAGATTAGGTGAAGTAGATGTATCTAATTACTTATTACCAGATAGAATAGAAGATAATAAATCTTTAGGTGATATTATTCAAAGAGCTTTAGATTTCACATTACAAGCTACAGGTCATAAATATATCATTAGAGATGAGTTTGGTTATTTATGTTGCAGGGACTTAGAGAAGTTAGGTACAAACCTTGTAATTAGTAACAGTTCTATTATGACAAGTTATAGTTATAAAGAATCTATTGATAGTGAAACGTACAATTATGTTAAGCTTTATAAGGATAACCAACAGACAGGAAAAAGAGAGACTTATATTGTAATGGACTCTAACAACATTAAGAAGTGGGGTAAGTTACAAAAAACAGAATCGGTAGATGAAAACGATTCTGATATTAGAATTAAAAATAAAGTACAACAAATGCTAAAGCTTTATAACCGACCAACTAAGACTCTTACATTAGAAGGAGATGGCATTATAGATTTAGAACCGGGTAATGGTGTATATGTAATCTTAGATAGTGCCGATTTAGCTGTAATGAGTTTAATAACTAAAATAGAAGATAGTTATGAATCCGGTAACCATACGATGTCTTTGGAGGTAAATGTTTTATGATAAAAACTATTAACGAAGCAATTAACAGAAAACTTAACTCCATGTCTTTCACAACTATTGTGAATGGTAAGGTAACTAGCTTAGACCCGTTAACCATTAACATAGAAGACAGATTAAATATCACTAAGCAATTTATAGAACCTAAAAGCTTAGGGTTAGATAAAGATGGAAATGGAGAAATTAAATTAAAGTTATTCGAAGAAGTTCAGTTAATTAGATATAACAATGGACAAAGGTTCTATCTTTTAAAGACGTATATACCGGAAGAAAAACCTCAACAACCTAGTATTACTATGAATGAAGTTAACAAAGCTATAGATGGTAAATTACAACCCGCTATAGATGAACTTTCAGCTACAGTAGCTCTTTATTTAGAACAGAACAAATTCTCTAAGGAGTATGATGAGTTACTAAATAGACCGTTCAACAATATTGACAATGAAGGAGCTAGGAGTGCTACTGTAGACCTTAAAGATAAAACAGGTAGCTATATTAATAAATCTAATCCACCTATAGAGGATAACATAAATAATACAGGTGATGTACCAGGTACCATTAGACATGATATTCTTAGTACAGAAACTGGAGTAAGACCAAATAACGGTTTCTTAACAACATACCACTGGGACACTGAACAAAGAATAGATACTCAAGTACTTATTCCAAATAGCTTCAATCAAAGAGTTAAGATTAGATTTAGACAATCAGGTAATACTTGGTTAAATAGACCTTGGAGACAATTAGCTTATTTAGATGATATACATCCTATAGGTAGTATCTATATGTCCATGAATAATATTAACCCTAGTAACCTATTCGGAGGTACATGGAGATTAATAGCTCCGGGACAAGTATTAGTTGGTGTTAATGAATCGAATCCTGTATTTGGTACATCCAGGAAAACAGGTGGTGAACAGACTCATAGAATTAGTATTGATGAAATGCCTTCACATTCACATGACATGCACGCAATGATGAATGGAAACATTAGACGAGGTGTAGGATATTATCAAACTAATGCACAGTTCGGTACATTATGGTCTTTACTTTCCAGTGGTGAGACAGGTACGACGGGAAAAATTGTAATCGATAATACTGGCGGTACTAAGCCTCTTAGCTTAATGCAACCTTATTTAACATGTTATATTTGGGAAAGAATTTCATAGGAGGAAAAAAGATATGCCATTTAACATTTATATTAATAAACAGAAATTTATCGCGGAAGATTCTACAAGTGATAGTAGAATTGTATTTAAGTTCTCTAAACCTGAAGGGGCTATAAACTTTACAAAAAGTTATCCAAATGGAATGATAGCTAACTTTGAATTACCTAATGGAAGACAAGAAATGATGGTTGATAATAAAGAAGTTGAAATCGTAAATGACATTACATATCTATATATCAATTGTCATACTATTTCCAAATACGAAAAATTAGAAAACCAAATTAAGATTATTAAAGACTTTGAGGATTTCCAACAATGCTTAAAAAATATGTCTATATATGATTTAATTAAGATTCCATACTTAATTCCAAATCTTAGTTACGATAAGAAATACTCCGTAGGTGATATTATTAGCTTCGATGAGAGAACATATAAGGTAGATAAAGACTTCATATATAATGGTGTAAATACACCTGAAAAAACACCAGAATATTATACAGATATTGAGTCTTTAATTTAGATATAGGAGGTACTTATGTTACCAGTAATTAACAGGACAATAAACGTCAATAGAAATATTGTAGGTAAGACATATAAGATTGATTTTAAGAACAATCGTATCTCCGAAAATATAGATGGTATTGAGTCTTTAGAACAAGCTATAAATATAATACTTAATGTAGACCGTTATAGCTGTCTTATATACGATTGGAACTTCGGTAGCGAGTTATTAGACCTTGTAGGTAAGAATATTGAATATGTGAAAACCGAAAGTAAACGTCTTATTAAAGAAGCTTTACTACAAGATGATAGAATACAAGATGTTAGTAATTTCACATTTGAACAAGAAAAAGACAACCTACTTGTATCGTTCTTAGTTAGTTCTATATACGGTAATATACATAAGAAAGTAGAGGTAAAGGTATGATTGAAATTCCTACATACGAACAATTACTGAATAGAGTATTGGATAGAATACCAGCTGAATTAGACAGAAGACAAGGTTCTATTATCTATAACGCTGTGGCTCCTTGCTGTGTTGAAATTGAACAACTATATATCGCTCTAAAGAATATGTATGACCAAGTTTATATTGAAACAGCTACTTCCTCTAATTTAGATGCTCTTGTAGCCTTATTTGGTATAACACGTAAAGAGGCTATCTATGCTGTAAGGATTGGTTCATTTAACGTTTTACCGCCTTTAAAATCACTCTTTACGGATGGTACAAATACATACGAAGTAATTAATATTGACGAGGGAGTAGATAGAGTTTTATTAAGATGTACTTCTCCTGGAATTGTAGGTAATTCTTATGTCGGTAAATTAACCGCTTTGACTTATGTAGAAGGATTAGAAAAAGCAAATCTTACAGGTACATACATACCGGGTAAAGATACAGAAAGTGATGAAGAATTAAGAGTTAGATATAAAGAAGTAATTTCCGCTCCTGTATTTGCTGGTAATGTAGCTGCGTACAAAAAACTATTAAAATCACAAGAAGAAATCGGTCAATGTAAAATTACATGTGCTCAAGGAACACAAGCCGGTAAGGTTATAGCAACTGTATTAAGTAAGACAAATGATACGGTATCTAATGTACAAGCAATTCAACAAAGATTAGACCCTTCTAATAGTAAAGACGGAACCGGTGAAGTACCTATTGGTCATACATTAATTATTCAATCTGCTAATATATTACCTATTACTATTACTGTAGGTATTACTGTAGGTAAGGGGTATACAAAAGAAGGACTCAAACCAATTATCAGTAAGACATTAGAAGAATATTTACAAGTACTTTGTTCACGTTGGGAAAATGAGAATCAATTAATTGTTCGTAAGAGTCAAATAGAAGCTCGTATCGTTAATATCGTAGGGGTGGAAGATGTAACTAAATGTTTAATTAATGACTCCACCAATAATAAAGTTATACCGGAATCCAGTTTTCCGAAACTTTCAACGGTAACTGTAGAATGATAAATAAATACTTACCTTTGTTCTTACAAGAACTTAACGAGTATAAAGAAACCAATAAAAGCTTAGATGTTGAACTGGACAATATTAAGCTATTGCAACAACAGGTACTCACTAACTTAGATATAGACAACGCTACAGAGGAAGCTATTAGTTCCTATGAACGTTCTTTAGGTATTGTAGATTCTGTTAACCTACCTCTTTATGTTAGAAAATTCAAAATTAAACTTATCTATTCAACAAGACCACCATTCACTAAGAATTGGATGTTACAGAGTTTAAGTAGAATTACTAATTCAGATACAGGTTACCAGGTAAATATACAACCGGAACAATACAAGGTGACGATAAAGATTTCATCCTTAGACTCTTTAATTCTACAAGAAATTCAGAAAACGTTTAGAGAAACAATCCCAGCTCATTTAATACTTGAAATTGGTAGTGATAAAGTAGATGAAATGACATTGTACTATTCTGTAGTACCTAGTATTTGTACACGTTATACATTTAATTCTTAAAGGAGGTATTAAAAAATGTTCTCTTCACTTAAATTAACAAATGAAGGTAAAAAAATTATTACCAAAGTTCTTAATGGTGAAAAAATAGTTTTCACTAAAATTGTATTAGGTAGTGGTAATAAACCAGGTAATGTGGATAACTTAAAAAATGTAGTTAAAGCCGAACAAGAGATAGCTATATCACGTAGTAAAGTTCTAAGTGATACAGTTGTTTCCGTTGGTGGTAACTTATTAGGTTCCAAGATTACTAAGAGCTTTGACTGGAAAGAAATAGGATTATTCGCTAAAGATACTACTAATACAGAAGTACTCTTTAGCTATGATAACTCCGATACAGATGTTATCAATATACCTGTAGGTGGTATTATTGCAGAGCAAATGATTGACTTAAATATCAACGTTGGTGATAGTTCGAAGGTACAATTAACAATTAATAAATCTTTAGTTACCTACAATCAACAAGAGGTTGATGCTAAATTACAACATGTAACAAAGACTATCACTGATATACATAGTCAAGTTACCCAATCATTATCACAAGCTAGTAATGATTTAACTAATCATAAACAAGATAATAATAATCCTCATAATGTTACAAAACAGCAGATAGGATTAGGTGATGTACCTAACCAACCTAATGCTACAGTTAATGAAGCTAAAGCTGGTACTTCTAATAGTGCTACAATGACCCCAGCTACCGTTAGAAACGCTTTAGAAGGGTTTGGTATTATTACCGAAGGTGATATTATACTGAAAGTTGGAGGAACGAAACCTACCACAATACCAGGTAAGACAATTATTTGGATTGATACAAATAGTTAGGAGGTAGATTTATGGCTTATATAAGTCCTGTTGACGCTAGTAGTGCAGTTAATGTACCTGTTTTAGCAGGTATGGATATCTATGATGTAAGTAGATACGGTAATAGAATTAAATACCAGGTAAGAGGATGGATAACTATGGCTTCTGATGTCTACTCTCTTAATACCTGGGCTTTATGGGTAGCCGGAAGACAATTCAATGTAAAAGGTAGGGAACGTTCGTATCAAGGAACATACTATTATACAGATTGGGTACCTTATGATTATGAACTATCCCCGGTTGCTAGTGAAGACTATATTTCGTTAGGAGTAAGTGGAGTTAACTGGAACCCTACAGCTCCGGCCGATATGTTTACTCTTAAAATAGAGCAATTACCAATAGCTTATAAACCTGTCGCCGGTAATGTACAGATATCAGAAATAACAGATAAATCCTTTAGAGTTAGATTTTCAGATGTACAATCCATTAACGCTCCTATAGAGAAGAGATGGATAGGATTATTTTCGGATGCTACATATAAAACAAGAATACAAGAATCTTATTCTAACGACCATGTATTCAATAACTTAGACCCTAATAGACCGTATTACATTCAAGTACAAAATTATAACTGTATTGGTTGGAGTGATTATGTTACAGCTTCTACAACGACGCTTTATTACAATCCTAAAGCACCTACATCTGTAATAATAGGATACAGTGAACCGGAACCTATTCCGAAAGCAAAACCAACTTATAGAATTAGTGGAGCCCAAAATGGTTCGCTTACTATACAGGGATATAAATTAAATCTATATAAAGGTTCTAATATAATATTTAATGTAGATATTCCGGCGAATACTCCAAATGGTACTCTTAACTTCAAATTAGAAGATAAAGAATATACCGTAGGAGATACTTACTATATAGGAGTACAATCCTATGAAATAGACTGGAATGGTACAAAACATTACTCTAACGAAGTATTATCGAACTCTATTACACTTATATCCGATAAATTCATTCAAATAAGTGTGAACGGAACAGCGTTCGAAAAGAGAAAGATTTATATCAGTATTAAAGGAAGTAACTTCATAGAAGTAAAAAAAGAAATGTTAAAAATATTAAGATAAGGAGGAAAAGCTATGGAATGGTTAGTAGGATTAATAGTAGGCTTAACAACTTTGATAATAGCATTAGGTAATTTAGTTATAGCCGTTAGGGATGCTAAAAAGAAAATTGAAGAATCTATACCACATAAAATTAAGAAGCAAGTTTCGTTAACAGAAGAAATATCTTCTAGGATGGATATGATTAAGGAATATATAGGAGCGGATAGAGTTCACATTTATGATTTCCATAATGGTGGTCACTACGCTAACGGACGTTCGGCCTTAAAAATGAGTTGTACATTCGAATCAGTAAGAGCGGGTATTAAACCTATGCAAAATATACTCCAAGCCGTTCCGTTAAGCTGTATTCCTAAATATACAAGTAACTTAATTCAAAATGGTGGTGTAGAAGTAAAAGATATTACAGATATTAGAACTACAATGCCGGGTGCGTACGGTTGGAAGTATGCACAAAATGTAAAAAGTTTTTATGATATTATTTTAACCAATAAAGAATCTGAACCTATAGGTTTCCTAGAAGTTCAATTCTGTAATAGTAACTCACATGAATTAGACGAAAAGATGAAACATGAGTTACTAAGACTGAAATTCTTTATTGAGGAAAATCTTCAAAAAATGTTATAAAATAAAAAAAAGGAGGTATTTGAAGATGAACGGATTAACACAAGTAATTATGTTAGCAGTAATGGTTGAGGCTATTTGGGAAAACATTAAACGAGCTTATACAGATTCCCTTCAACCAAGTGTAGTTGGTTCCCTGGTAATTTCAATTCTTGTATGTGTACTTGCAGGGGTAGACGTATTTGAAATTATTGGGTTACCACTTCGTGTAGCGTTTGTAGGTTCCATTTTAACAGGTATTATTGCCGCCCGTGGAGCTAACTTCGTTAACGACTTATTCACACGTTTAAACGCACCGAAACAGAACTAAAAAAATAGGAGGAATTTAAATGAGAATTTATAACGTACCAGATGTTAGTGAACATCAACCAAATTTCGACTTTACACCGTATGCAGGTAAGTATGCTATCTTACGTGCCGGTGTAGCAAGTAGAGAAGACTATTCGTTTAGACGACATGTAGCCGAGTGCCAACGATTAGGTATCACAATCGGTGTATACTTTTACTCTTACGCACTTAACGTAGCACAAGCAGTAGAAGAAGCAAATCGATTCCTATCTATCATCGATGGAGTAGATATTGGATTAGGTGTTTGGTTAGACATGGAAGATGCGGACCATTACAAGGTGAATAATGGAGTTGCTATTACACATGATAACATTGCTCCAATGTCTAAAGCTTTCTGTGATGTAATCGCTTCAGCAGGTTATTACACAGGTATCTATACATCTCTTAGCTGGTTAGGTTACTTATCACCTGAATGTGATGATTACGATAAATGGGTAGCCGCGTGGGGAAACAATGACGGAAGTCATACAGTAGATACATCAGCATATGGAACTATCCAGCAATATACATCTAATTATGGAACATTAGATGAGAATGTTATCTTTGTAGACCCTAGTATCTATCGTACAGGTGCTACAGCAGAACGTCCTTCTACATATACATCGGCTCCATACGAAGCACCTACAGCTACTGAAGGAGATGTATATATTGTTCAATCAGGTGATACACTAAGTGGTATTGCAGCCCGTTACGGAACAACATATCAAGTATTAGCGGCTTTAAATGGTATCGCTAACCCTAATTATATCTATCCAGGACAGCAGATTGTAATTAATGGTTCCGCTGTATCAGCTCCTAACAATACTGATGAAGAGTATTACACCATTCAACCTGGTGATACACTATCAGCTATTGCTCAAAACTTCGGAACAACATGGCAGTGGTTAGCTGATGTTAATGGTATTGATAACCCTAACTTGATTTACCCTGGAAATACAATTCGAGTAAGATAAGGATGGACATTACAGTCAAAGATGGTATAATATAATTGTGTTAAGTAGTGTGGGCTTAACATACTCATATTTTTCATTGTTTCGACTCCTTATTTGCACGAGGGTTATCCTCAAAGAAATCACTTAAGAAATTAAGTGATTTTTTTTATTTTAAAAATGGTAGACATATTATTATATTTTTATATAATAATAGTATAGATAAGGAGAACTGACATGAGATTCTATACAACGAAGGGAAAATACTTAACAGTAGATTACTTTCATAAAACCTATAGTAAAAGCTACAATCAATTCAAAGTAAATGTACATTTACAAACTCAGAAAATTAATATCAAACAGTATAATAAATTATGTACTAATCTGAAGAAAGAAGGTTTTAATGAAGCGAACTAAAATTCTTAAAGTTATATGTAACTATAAATACTTAACAATATGTGATGAAGAAAAATGGTATTCCTTAGAAACAGAAATATTTGATAAGTATTTAGATGAACCTATCCACATAAGTACAATTATTTTTAAGCAAATTCTTTGGAGAGTAAAACATTCACACTATAAGGAGAAACGATTATGATAAATGTAAGATACGATAAACCACAAAAACAAAGAGTAACTGAATACTCAGGTTATCTATCATTCAAGTTTGACTACACTACACTAGAAATTATTAAAGCTTTACCGGTTAGATTTTGGTTACCGGAGCAAAAGGAATGGGAAGTACCTACTGATGTATTACCTATACTTAGAGAAAAGGTAGAAGTAAACGACCTAAACGAGTTACCGGGTAATACAGTTAAATTAAATAACTTAGCTAAGTTTGAGTTTAAAACAAAACCCTTCGACCACCAGTTAGAAGGTGTTAAATATGGAATAGAACATAAGAACTGGTTATTAGGGGATGTACAGGGTTTAGGAAAGACTAAACAAATGATTGACTTAGCTTGTTATAAAAAACAGTTTGAAGGTATTAAACATTGTCTAATTATTTGTTGTGTTAATAATCTTAAATACAACTGGAAAAACGAAATTGAAATTCATAGTAATGAATCCGCTAAGATTCTTGGATGGAGAAAACCTAACAAAGAGCCTACTATGAAAGATAGACTTGATGACTTAGGATTTATACCAGGTGAGTTCTTTTGGATTACTAACATTGAAACACTTAGAATGAAGAAAGAAGGACGTTTCTATAAATCTATATTCGTAGATACTATTAACCAGTTAATAGAACAAGGTGAAATAGGTCTTGTTATTGCGGATGAAATTCATAAGTGTAAGAACAGTACTTCCGGACAAGGTAGAGGATTACTTGGTATTAAAGGGTGTTGTAAGATTGGACTAAGTGGTACATTATTAGTGAATAAGCCTTTAGACCTGTATACACCTTTGAAATTTATCGGAGCAGTTAATAAGAATCAATGGCAGTTTGACCATACATATGGTTTATTCGATATTTTCGGTAATATTACCGGGTATCAAAATTTATCCGAAATTCAGTACATTATTAACAATGTAATGTTAAGAAGAAAGAAGGACCTATTAAGTCTTCCGGAAAAGTTAGAAAAAGTAGAATATATAGAACTTAATAAGGAAGGAAGAAAAGTGTATAAAGATGTAGAAGAAGCTGTAAGAAATGAAGTAGCCAGTACCATAGATAAAGTTAAAACACCAGCTTCAATTCTATCTAAAATTACACGATTAAGACAAGTAGCTACATGTGGTTCATTAGTTAGTTCTACTGTTAAAGAAAGCTCTAAATTGAATAGACTGAAGGATATCTTAGAGGAAGCTAAACTAAATAATGAAAAGGTTATCGTCTTTACAATGTTTAGACAAATTGCAGAGATTTGTATGGAACAGTTTAAGGAATATGAACCTTTACATATTTGGGGGCAAATGAACCAAACAGAACTTCAACAGAATGTGAATACGTTTCAAAATTCAGATAAGACAGAAGTTTTATTTGGTGTAATACAAGCTGCTGGTACAGGTATTACCTTAAATACAGCTAGTATCGTTGTATTCTTAGACTTACCTTGGAATTATGCAACAATGGAACAGGCGGAAGACAGAGCTCATCGTATTGGTACTAAACATACAGTTACTATTATTAGACTTATTTCTAAGGATACGTATGATGAAAGACTTTGGAGAAAAGTAATTAGTAGAGGTAAGATGTCGGATGCTTTAATTGATATGGAAGATATTAAAACAGTTAAACCGTACTTAGATTGTTTATTCGAAGAAAAGGAGATTTATTAGTATGGAAAAGGAAAATTTATTGAAAAAGGAAATATGGACCATTAACGATATGGTCAATTACAGTGGTATTAAGCGACAGGCTTTAAGACATTACATCTACTATAGATACGAAAACCAAATGGAAATGCCGGAAATGGTACGTTCCTATAATCTAAGAACTAAGTTCAATTATAGCAGACCGGGTGCTTTACAAATTATAGAATGGTACAAGAATAAGAAATGGGGTGAAATGAGAGATTACAACCGTAAGCATTGTTATAGCACTTCATTTAAGGAAAAATACCCTCAACCTAATAAAAACAAAAGTAAAGCTTCGATAGTATAATAACTTTAGAAAGGAGAAATAATAATGGAGAACAAAGTAGTAACTTTTGAGGAGGCTTGTGTTCGACTAAAAGATGTTCGTACATTCCTTAAGGATTTAAAGGCAGAAGAAGATGAACTAAAAAAGATTATCTTAGCTGATGGTCGTAAGGAATTAAAAACGGATACCCTTAAGATGAGTATCCAACATCGTGTTAGAGAAAAGTTCAACGAAGAAGCTTTCTTAAATGACTTCATGTCTAACAAACAATTCTCGGACGAAGTAAAGAACGAAGTTACATTCCAGGAATTAAAGCTTAATACAGAAAAACTAGAAGCTAATATTAAGTTAGAGAAAATTCCGT